GATTTAGTACAAGAGCACGAAGAGCTTGGGTAACTGCTGAACCAACTGATGCATCAGAATATTTTGATATAAATTTTGGTGATGATGGTACTTGGTACATGGGAACTACACCATCAGGTAAATCTGCAGAATTAATGGATTTAGCTATCCTTAATCCATCTATTAATGATTTTAGATGTAGATTACAAGTTCTTGAAACTACAGAGCCAACAGATTGGCAATCAGAAAATGTAGATACTGCAGCTAAAAGAAGAGGTAAAGAAGGAGATTTTATAACTCATAAAGGAGATTATATTTTCTCTAATACTAATGTTATTTTGTCTAATAGTGATGAAATTACACATGTATTTTTAGACTCAGATACAGCTACAATGAAAGTTGAATCTCCATCTCCAGCAGAACAGGCTGAGGTGGCTATACCAACAGACATAGATTTATAGAGTATAGTATATATTGATTATATTAGATGAACTTAAATGTTCATTTAATATAATTGATATTAATCATTTAAAAATTATATTATGGCTAAAATGAAATGGATTTACAGTATGGTTCAAGATGGAACATATACTGCATTTAAACACTCTCAAATGAAAGCAAAAAAAGATAAAATTCAACATTTTATTTGGGACGGTCAAAAAGTAGATGTAAATTTTGCACATTTTGTATGTGAATATGTAGATAAATTTGTTAATATAGATTATGAGGCACATATTGAAAGAGAAGCAGATAAATATAGCACATATAAAGACTAATGATATATTTTATAGGAAACAATGCAATATTACCTGGCTTACTTCATTATCAGTTGGCAACGATTGATGATGTTGTAAGTTATTGCATTGATAAAACAGTATTAGGTGTAGATACAGAAACTGAAGGTCTCGATTTTACCTGTAAGAAAATGATAATGTTTCAAATAGGTGATCAAGATAACCAGTATGTAATTGATACTAGAGATATTAGTATCGAACCTTTAAGAGATATACTAGAGCACCGTGACATCGTAAAAATTTTTCACAACGCAAAATTTGACTATAAATTTATCAAGAAATGGAGTGATATTACTTGTCAAGGGGTATATGACACATTTCTTGTTGAATTAGTCAATAATTGCGGTAAGAATCTTGGGTATTCTCTTAAAGATTTATGTAAAAGATATTTTAATGTTGAATTAAATAAAGATGTCAGGGATAAATTTGTCAATTTAAATGGTAAACCATTTGATGATAATCAAATAGTTTATGGGGCTAAAGATGTCGCATATCTTTGTAAAATTAGAAAGTTACAATTACCTATAACAGAGAGATATAGGTTACAAAATGTAGTTAAATTAGAAAATGACGTTGTATTAGCGTTTGCTGATATAGAATATAATGGTTTAGATTTAAATAAAGAAGAATGGAGTTCTATTGAAAGTGAAAGCATAAGAGATGCAGAAATATTGATGATTAATTTAGACCAAATGATAATTGAAAACTCTTCTTTAAATAAATTTGTTTGTGAATATGTGCAAACTGATATGTTTACACCAGTAAATGAATTAAGAAAAGTAAGTATTAAATGGACATCTCCTAAACAAGTCCTTAAAGTATTTCAAACAATTATCCCTAAACTTGAAAATGTAAACGGTAAAGAAATATATAAATATAAATTTAAATTTCCTATCGTGAATGAATATATCAAGTATAAGGAAGCTATGAAATTATATACATCATATGGTGATAAATTTCTTAAGAATTTAAGTAATGATAATAAAATTCATACCAATTTTCATCAGATACTAGACACAGGACGAGTAAGCTCTTCTAAACCAAATATGCAACAGATACCTGCTGATAATAAGTTTAGGAATTGTTTTACTGCTCCATCAGGTTGGAAGTTTGTCTCAGCTGATTATTCAAGTCAAGAACTGAATGTCATCGCTTTTGGCTCGAAAGATCCAGTTTGGATAGAAGCATTGAAGAAAGGCGAAGATTTACATTCAACTTGTGCTGAACTAGTATATGGTGAAAAATGGTTAAACAGTGCCGAAGATAATTGTAACTACCTTTTAGCTAAAGGTAAGTGCAATTGTCCTAAGCACAAAAAACTTAGAACTAATGTCAAAACTATTAATTTCGGTCTTGCTTATGGAATGGGTCCTAATAAGCTTGCTAATACCCTTGATATTAGTATTGTTAATGCTAAAATACTTATTGATAAATATTTTAAGGCTTTTCCTGCTATTAAAGGGTTTTTGGAAAAATTAGGGAATTTTGGTAAGAAATTTGGATATATTAAAACATTTCCTCCTTATAATAGAAAGAGATGGTTTACTAACTGGTATCCAAAGATATGGGCACATAAATCATCTTTTATGGAGCTTGGTAGTATTGAGCGTGCATCTAAAAATACACCTATTCAAGGAGCTAGTGCTGATATGACTAAACGTGCTTTAATATTAATGCGTGAACATATTAAAGAGTTTGATATACCTGTTAAATTAGTTATGACTGTACATGATCAGATAGATACAATATGTAAAGATGATTATGTGTGTCACTGGAAACATGACATGAGATCTATAATGGAAGATGCTGCATTAGAAATAGTAACAAATGGTTTGTTAAAAGCTGAAGTAACAGTAAACAATTGTTGGACTAAATAATAAAATTATGAATGATATAGTAAGAGATTGGATAGATGAGTTAAAACAAATAGAAAGAATAAATCAAATACAAAGAAAACAATTAATACAATTTGATAATTATTTTAAATATAGTGGTGAAGTAGAAGAAGAAAAGAAAGAAAAAGATTTTGAAAGTAACAAAGTTATATGTAAAAAAATAGTTACTGATGACCCTATTATTCAATTTTATTTTGATGTTCCTGGATATACTTTAGAAGAAATAGCACAAGTATTTGGAGTGCAAGAAAGTGTTGTTAGTAATAATTTAGATGAATATTTTAAAGAAAAAGAAAATGCAAAAATTAATGGTAAAGACAAATAAAGTAAAAGATAAAGAACAAAGGACTGCTCTTAATTCTTGGGCTAAAACAGGATTTATCGGTAGTATCATTGCAGGAACTGGATTTGGTAAGAGTAGATGTGGGATAATGGCTATAGATCATATATTGAAACATAAAGATAATGCAAAAGCCATAGTTTTAGTCCCAACGATACAATTGCAAGAACAATTTTCTGAGGAATTTCATAAATGGGGGAAAGACAATTGCTTAAACAGAGTAGAGATATTATGTTATCAGAGTGCATATAAATTGCAAAATCAGCATTATGATATAGTTGTATGTGATGAGATACATTTAGGGCTTTCACCTGAATATCGTAAATTCTTTAAAAATAATACTTATGATAAATTATTATGTATGACTGCTACTATACCTGAAGAATATGAATATAGAGTAATATTAAATGGATTAGCTCCTATTGCATATCAGTTAACTTTAGATGAATGTGTGAAATTAAAAATAGTAGCCCCATATAAAATAAGTTGTGTTCCTATAAAATTAACTTTTTCTGAACAAATAGATTATAAAAAGATAAATAAAAATTTTGTTTATTGGAAGTTTCAATTGGGACAATTTGATGCGTTTAATGAAGCCAAGAGGATATTGGGGGATCACCGGTCTTCTAGTGAAGATAGACAAGCTGCGGTGCAATTTTATAGATGTATAAGAGAAAGAAAAATAATTGTCGATTTTGCTCTTAATAAGGTCAAAAAATTTCAAAAATTGATTTTAAAAAATTCAGATAAAAAAATACTAGTTTTTAGTGGGGCTAACAAATTTACCGATGCTTTATGTGATTCAGTCAGTCCCCTTGCTTTATCATATCATAGTAATAAGACTAAGAAGCAGAGAGAAGATGCATTGCAAAAATTTAGAGACGGGGATATAAATATACTGTGTTCTACTAAAGCTTTAAATCAAGGTTTAGACATACCTGATGCAAATATGGGTATAATATGTGGATTAACTAGTAAATCTTTATCTATGATACAAAGAGTTGGAAGACTTTTAAGATTTAAAAAAGGTAAAACTGGAGAAATTATTATTCTTTATGTAAAAAACAGTCAAGAAGAAAAATGGCTAAACAATGCTGTCAGAACTTTAGATAATGTTCGTTGGGTATAAAAAATATATAAATATAGTAATAAATAATTTGTTTTTCATGAAAATATTTTTTATATTTGCACTTATGTTATATTTGGATATAATAAAAAATTTTATAATATGAAAATAGAAATAGATTTTGAATTATTAGAGTCAACAAAAATGAGCCCTGATGATTTTACCTATTTATATATCATATATAGAAAAGGTTTTAATTACTTAGAAACTCTTACCTTGAAACCAAATTTAACTACTTTGCAACACAACGGATACATTAAGTTAGGCGAAACACCTGATCAACATATTATTAGACAAGAGTTTATAGATCTTTTTTCTTCTAATTTTGATCAGATGTTTGCTGAACTTATTGGTACATATCCGATGAAAGTAAATACTAAAACACGTGGTGTTAGAATATTGCATGCTAAAGATCCTGATGCTAAATCAAACGAAAAAGCTAAAAACAGATATAAAAAAATAATAGGTAATAAAGTTTATAAACACAGACATATAATGAACTGTTTAGATAAACAATTATCTATTGAACGATATAATTTAGCTTATATGCAAAATTTAGAAACTTGGATTAATAACCATACTTGGGAAAAATATGAAAATTTAGATGAAAATGACACAAAAGACACCGCCACCCGTATTACAAGAGCCCTTTAAAACCAGAGGATTTAAGAGCATCCAGCAATCAGTAACCACTTCGTTAAATGAGGTTAGAACTGCAATGATGGGTAAAAGACGTATATATCCAACGAAATGGAAAAGATTAAATAAAAATTTGTTAGGAGGTTTGCAACCTGGTAAAATGTATGTAGTTGCGGGACGACCAGGAGTTGGTAAATCAGCCTTTAGTAATCAAATGATTTT